TGTACCATCCTTCAACCGCAATTGATGCGACTAATGGTGATACAATAAGGAGCCGTTTAGCTACTGCTATAAACGATGTAGAAAGCCTTCGTTCCAACTATAACGAAGCACGCGACATATGGACACTCGATTTCGGCACCAAACCGATTCAAAAAACGATTGACCCTTATGATAGGGAGCTACTCAAAATTGTAAACAGTAAACAATGGTTAGCATTAAGGGTCGCTATAAAAATGTTAGAAAAGCATGAGTATTTGCGGGATTACGACGATGACGGAATTTTTAAACAAATGAAATGGTTTTTGGCGCTTGTTAGTATATGTTATGACGAAACTATTAATAAAATTGTAGTGGACTATGTATTTATTGATGGAGACAAATCTACATTTTATTATATAAAGAATGCTATTGAAAAGGACTTGTTGTCAATAATGTAAGTGTAATAAATGTAAGTACAAATAAAATTGAATATACTTTTTCATATAATTTTGTTAGTATAAAATCAAATAAACTAACAAATCTTGAATCTTTAAATTGGAATTTTAAAATGAATCTCTTTATCTTATCGCTTATACAAAGAGAAATTGCGCAATTTATGATGGACAAGCATGTGAGTAAAATATTATTGGAAGCGGTTCAAATGTTATGCTCTTGTAAGCGCATTTTGGATCCGGATGATCAAGTGAACAATCAAATATACAAGCTGGCGCACAAGAACCACCCGGTCACCATTTGGTGTCGCAAATCCAAGGCAAACTTTATTTGGACGCTTGATTTGATCGAGGAACTCCATAATGAATGGCGGTTTCGTTATGGACATCCGGATACAAAATTTCACAAAGCATATCTAATGGCGCTCGTGTTAAAGGACAATATGCCTAGCGATGATAAATTCGAAGAACGAGGATTAACCCCCTTTGCGCAAGCGATGCCAGTACAATACAAAAGTGATGACGCAGTGGAATCATATAGGAATTATTACATGTCGGATGAGAAACAACGAATCGCGTCTTGGAAGAAGAAGAGGGAGAAACCGGAATGGTACAGAGTAGCACTCGTGTAACAAATCAGTTTAAAAATAACGACTTGCTTCTCTTCTTTCGATCTTGATTACGTTCGGATTGTTTTTAAGAAGAGTATTGTAAGGTATAATTTTGGGTAAATTGTTAACCAGTTTTAATGTATATTGTTTTTTTTGTGGTGTTTCGAATAAAAAATTGCGTACTGAATTGCTTTTTACTATCATTTATATAATTGTGGAATACTTATTTTTATATATTTTTAACTATCTTAGTTTGTATTCGTTATTATCCGTAAACACCGTATTATAATCAAAGTCGCCCCGCTTCATTTGCGCTACCAATTCGTCAATTTTGCCCGATTCCAATAATTGAATAATTCTTAGATTTATAAATAACAGCAGATTGTCGTCAATAGAAGCTATATATAATTCTTCATTCGGCTCCTCCAAGACACTATAATTATAGACAATGCCTTCCGTAATATTCCAAGGATAAAACATTGCTAATGATTGATCGGGGTCATGGTCAACCAGTTCGCTGCCGACATAACTGCCGCGCATCAATCCTCTCACATTCGGTTCCGTTTTTAATCGTTTTATATCCGCATCCGTAGTCGTTCCAAATTCAATCTTGGGATTCACATTATTGGTATCTATATCCCAATCTTTGTTATGCTTTTGTATTCTATAAACAGCGTCGAAATAACCGGTCGAATTTTTGGTAGCAATAATAATGGAATTCGGTGGCAAATCTGTCATGATTATATCCGCATCGGCATTTGAAAATGAGTCGGCGTCCATTTTCGTATGGAGTTTGCTCGCTAGAGTAGCCATTTCGGTATCATTCTTTCTATATATTAGTGCTCGTTTTACTCGATAATAAGGTATCGACCAATAAATCTTTTTGCCGGATTCTTCTATTGCTAAGCTGCGTTGTATTGTTTTAGAAAATCCGCCTATAGCAAGCGTACAATCATTAGGAATTGTCCATATTTTGTCGTATTGGTCTATTTTTACAAATTCTAAAGATAGTTCCGAAGTGAAAAAGTTTTTAAGGAAGTTGACATCAAAAATTAACTTTAATAATTCCACTTCAAAACCGTATGGGTTCTCTCCTTTGAATCCAACTATGGGTGGAAAATTCGCATAGGTAGCTATTCTTAATTTTACTTTTTCATTGTTAGTATGAAGAGTCAATTGTTTGAAAAAATGAATGGTGTATATCACTCTACTACATATATGAAACTCTGTTTTCTCGTATTTTTTCGACACATCTTGTAATAAGGTTTGTGTACGATTCAAAATGGTGGAGGATTGATCGAGTAATTTCTTATATGTTTTTATGTTAGTTTCGTTGTTCGTTACATCATCTATTTCTAAATTACGAAAAGTATTAATATTCGATTTCAGCTGCGTAATATCAGATACAGTAGTCTTAACTTTGTTTTGTATCGTAGACACACCGCTGTAGTATTTGTTTTTATTGTGTTTATTATTTTTATTTTTCATATAAAAATAAAAAGTAATTAAATTTTGGGTTAATACTTATAATACATGTTTACAATATGTTACCTTTTTTTATAAAAAAATGTTAACATACGCTTAATTTACTTCCAAGGTCTTTAAAAAAGAATCCATTATATGAAACATGATTTGTTAAAGCCTTTGCTAATGTCTTGTCACTCATATTCAGTGTTTTAATACAATCGTATTTACAAGAAAATTCACGAATCAAACTATTTTCTGAATTAAATTGCCCAACACCATTTTTATATAATAATGGTTCTCCATTTATTTTTTCTTCGAATGATTCCCTTAGACTTAAATCACATTCTTCATATAACTTATAATAAACGCCCTTTGTCAAAGTAAAATTCTTAACTGGATTATCTAATGCCGAACTGCTTCCATATCCATTACAATGTGCTGCCGTTTTTTTGTCTAAATATACATTAATTATTTCAGTTTTTTCGTTGTTTATCTGAGCGACATAACCTAAACTTTTGGGTTTGGTTATTCTTGTTGGTTGAATATTATGAATTACATTAGGGTCCAACTCTCTATCTATTAGAAGCCACCGATAGCCACAATAAATTGTATTTTCTACGATTGCTTTATTAATACTAGGACGCTTAATATTCGTATTTTCTTTCATTGCTTCCGTAACTGTTTCATATACCTTTATTAATTCCAATGTTTCGGGATTTATTTTTTGAAGTCTTGGTCCGATGGTTGGCAATGGTTCATTAAAACCAGTTACAACTTTTGTTTGTTGCGAGTTCAATTTACTCAAGATTTCTTGGTTTGCCCATTCCAGTTTATCAATTTTGGTGGATAACGTGTTAATTGTTTTTAAGAGTGTATCCAGTAATTCATTATTAATATTATTTTGATTACCTTGTAATTTCATTTGTAAAATTTCATTTTCTTTCAATAATTCACTAACACTATAATTATAATTTTTAATATTATCATCTATTAACTTTAAAATCATTTGATATGTTAAATTAATACCAATCAAAAATAATTCATTTTCTGTTTCATGGCCTTTAAGATTGTGGACTCTATTTAATCTTATAGTTTCGTGATTATGTAAAAAACTTTCAAGATCTCTGCTTTTATCTACAGAAACACAGTTTAATAATAAACATTCGTCATACTTGCTTTTATGGTCATTATATCTATTTTGAATACCTTTTGAGCTGTGGCCGATTTTAACTACATATTGTCCATTCTCATAGCTCTTAACTTTTATAATATAGACTAATGGTCCCGATTGAGCAAATTCTTTTAATAATATTTGTTCTCTTTCTAAATACCTTTGTTTTTCCAGTTTTTCTTCCATTTCCTTATTTTTAGTATGTTCTAATTGTTCCAATTGTAATTTAAGTTCAGCACTTTCTTCCAATAATATTTCTTGTAATATTTCTTCTAGTTTAATAAAATATTCATGGACTTCATTTGCTTTTTTTGTTTCAGATTTGATACAAAATAATTTAAATGTTTTAATATTTAACATAAAAGTCTCTTTATTATGCCCACCTTTTGAATTATTTGTTTGCTTTGCCGATTGGCAAAGCAATAATTTGTAGTCTACATTTATTAAAAAATTTTTCTCTAAAACCCGTTTTGCGTTTACCTTTTGTCCAAACCCCAACCAACTCCAAACATCATCTAAATCAATAATGAAATCATTCTTAGTATCGTACTTTAAATAACAGTAAAAACTTGCTAAAAAGATTTGTTGTTCATAGTTAGTAAATGTATTTTTTACCTTTTCAATCATTTTTGACTGGTAACTACCACTAAACTTGGTAATAGGATTGGCTTCAATGAGATTCACGATATCTACGCTCATTTTATAATAATTTATAGTGGGTAGCCTTTAAGTTGTTTTTTGCTTTAATAATTAAAAAGCGATGCTTAATTATTAAAATGTATATAAAAATATGCGACCATAAATGGTAACAACATATTTAATTGGAATAAGCCAAACCACCCATACCGGACATGATACGGAGGACGTTGTAGTTGGTGGCGTAGACACGTACCTTAGCAGTCTTGGTGCCCTCAACAGTGGCGTTGGAGAGAACAAGTTGGAGGGTAGCGTTATCAATACGCGAGAAATTGCAGGTGCCGCTGGGCTGGTGCTCTTCGGGTCTCAATGCGAAGCTGTACACGTTAATGCCTTCATCGGGCGTGCGTGTGTGAGCTTGGTAGGGTTGGACCCATGAGAAGTAGGAACCTTCACGCTCTGAGAAGCGGTCTTGGCCGTTAAGTTGGAGCTTAGCGGTGACGACGGGGTTTTGGCCCCAGCAGTGAAGAACCAAGGAGGTCTCAGTGAGGACGAAAGTACCAGCATCAGAGACAGTGGAGCCTTCGTTGTGGCCAGCAGCAGCCAAGTCTTGGAGTTGTTGGAGGATAGCAGCAGTGTTGCCACCGAGGGATCCAACACCGGAGCCGAATCCAGATCCAGAGCCTACGCCAGAGCTGTAGCCTTGGCCGTAGAAGGCGGCGGGGTCAGCAACGTTGGCGTTCAAAGGAACAGCGGGACCACCAGCGTTTATTTCATTGTAGGGGTTTTGGGGACCATGCCAGTATCCAGTGAAACCAGCGGGGATCTCGTAATCAAGAGCACCGGCGTCTTGGAAAAGACCACGGGCATCAATGAAAGATCGGTTGGTACCAGAGATGGATTGAGGGCCACCGAAAGCTTGGATGGCGTTGGGGAGAGCATCTACAGCATCAGTGTAGTTGAAGGGTTGAGCACCAAGGACCTTGAACAAGAGAGCATCGCACACAAGGGATGAGCAATAGTCAACGTTTTGATCGGGTTGGATGACCCAGATGAGCTCCTTAACGGGGTGGTTGAAGTTGAGCTTGATCTTGTTCGATGATGAACCAACGGACTCATCACCAGTGAATTGAAGCTGGGTGATCAAATACTCGTGGGGGTTTTGGGCGAATCTGCGGCGCTCATCGGTATCCAAGAAGACGTAGTCGACGTACAAGGAAGCAGCGACCAAAGATTGATTGTAAGCAATAGCGGCGGGGACGGGGCGGCCGGGAGCATATTGGTTAGCAGCATAGCCGGCTACGGCGGGGCGGCCGGGACCACCGGGGCCACCGTTGACTAAGGAGCCAGTGGCGTTGTTGGCATAAGAGTTGTCGTTGCAGCTCAAAGTGGTGACAGCCCACAAGCACTCATCAATAGGACGGATATCAAGGTTGATCTTGACCTCGTGGTATTGGAGAGCAATCAAGGGAAGAGCGAGACCGGGGTTGGTGCAGAACCAGAATTGGAGGGGCACATAGAGGGTGGTCTCGGGAAGAGCGTTACGGGGAGCGCAAACTTGACGGGGGGCCAAGGAGTCGCAAGGGCCATCGACCTCAGCGAAAGAGGGATCGGTGATGAATGTGAGTTGTGTGGTGTTACCAATCATCTTGAAATAACCGGGGATTTGCTCGCAAGTGATGGTAAGTTGGTTCCAGATGTGCATCCAGTCACCATATTGACGGTCAATTCTTTGGCCACCAATCTCAACCTCAACTTGAGCGACAAGTTGCTCACCAATGTAGTCCAACCAACGAGCATAGACACCAGAGCCAACGCCAACGGCGAAGGAAGCGATACCCATGAGCTGATTGATCTCGGGGAGTGTTACTTGTAAATAGGTTCTGTAAGCGAGATCACCGTTGCGGCTGATAACGCATTGAACACGACGACCGAAGTCGGCTTGACCATTGAAAGTTTGCTCAATGGACTCAATCGCAAAGTTTGTGTAACGGCGATAAGTGACTTTCCAGAAAGTAATTTGAGGATTACCTGTTAGGTACACATCTTGCTTATGTGTTCCCTATAATTTCTTATAAGGCCAGAGTACACCTTAAGATTTTTCAAGTGTTGCTAGCACTATCATTAAAACCCGACTACCGTCTACTCGTTGAACGTTTAACTTATTTCTGCATGTACAGTATTTAAATACTTTATTGCTAACTGTAATTTTTCTTCCATAGTTATTGATTTTGTTAAAAAAGATTTTGCTTTAATTGTTGGATGACTAGATACTCTATACCCTTCTTTTCCAGAACTATCAGTATAATGTCTAATATATTTAGGTAGGTCATTATCTTCATTGCGTTTTCTTATACGCTTTGGGTATATTTTTCCTTTATTTTTACCAATCATACTTAATCTTTTTAATTCTTGAGTCTCTTCAGTTTGTAAACATGTTTTTCCACCATTTGTCAAATTATAACCATTTGGGCTTAATGTATTAAAATCTAAAATATATTGTTTTTCATATCTGTCTAATTCGCTAACACAACATTCTTTTAGTAATTCTACTTTAAAATTTTCAAAACCGTATTTTCTTATAGAATTATTTAAAAGCCTACAATAATTAGTTGTATTAGAATCTCTAATATGATCTTTCCATCTGCTTAAATATCCCCAGTTTTTGCCATTTTTTAAATGTTTCACAGCTTGACCTATATATTTTTTTCCAGATGGACTAGTTAAACAATAAATATCACCAAATTCCATTATATAATTTATACCAATAACTTTATATTGTTTTCGAAATAAGTTACTTCGCTGCGGATTATCCAATCTTCAATGTTTTTACTGTGCCATTGGTCTCTCTCCAACGGTATTATTATATGTCACCATATATAAGAAGTAATTGAAGCTCTAAGGAAGTCCCCGCAATTTGGAAGTCTTGCAGAAAACACCTATATAATATTACAATTTAAGTATTCGGTGTTTCTACTAGCGAGTTATATGCTAAATATAAATGCCATATTTAACCACATATTTACACTGTTAATCCATTATGGAGATATGTGACCCATAATGGCAGCTCACTGTTGGTGCCCAAGAGTTAAGCACCATAAGCTACGAGTTGCATTAATCCGCCTCCCATTTTATACATTCCTAAAAGAAAAAAATTTTCCGAAAATTAAATTAATTAAAAAATTGGTCGATAACTAATTTAACATAACACCCTACTATTTTAAGATAAAATTTTATTAATGTCAGTATTTTCCTTGATAAATATGGCCAGATATTTTTCGTCAAATATTTCTTTTTTCCCTTCATGATTTTTCGAAAAAATATAAGATTCATTCCTCTTTTTGATAGACCATCCATTGTCCAAAGCGTTGTACAAAAATACCATTTTTTGAAACTTTAATTGGTCAATATCCGAGTCTACCTTTTCATTAAGTAGATTTATTTCGATATCCATTAAACTACTAAATGAAACTATTTTTTGTTTTTTAACTATTCATTTTTGTTTTACTTTTGTTGTATAAATATCCGCTACTATAATGTAGTTCATCTCTCTCTAAATAATTCAAATTTGTTTTTACTATATTTCCATTTCCGTCGGAATAGCAGATATCATGTATTTTATAACCCCTTTTGGGAGCTAACCATTTCATTTTTTGGATACAGTTGTAACACGGTTTACTCGATTGTGTTTTGTTTTTTGATGAAAACCGAGTTATAAGAATATGTATTTCCTTTAATCGTTTTTTATTATTTAATGGCGGTAGTTTTTGTATAGCATCATATTCTGCGTGAACCCCCGGTATTGTACCTTCGCTATCGCCCATTTGATTCACACCGATGCTCAAAATTCTAACCTTTTTCATAGTCGTTTTTCCTTCGTAAAAGACACGCTACGTGATTATATGTGGCGCAGAAGCATTGTGATACAGAAGCTTGGTCATTCTTGTATAAATCAGTGTCGGTATTTGTAGGCAAACAAAAGCGTGTTATAAACATCTTATCTAATAGGGAATTCATTTTTGTTAGTATATATATGACGAATACTCTAATTTGTTTCAATATATGTTTTTTTTATTTTATATATTTTAAAAAAAATAGCAATTAAATGTTTGTGACCTTTAAATATATAATCAATTTACAATGCCATCGTTTAAGCCAAAAACTAACAAAAAAATAAGGGTCTGTAAAAAATATTCGACAACATTAGACGGTAAACACAATGAGTATCTGAGCGAGTTTAACAAAGATGAGCTGTATACCATTCCTCAATTAAAAGAAGAGAAATACAGTTTAAAGACGCAATTAGAAATGGAAACAGATTTATCCATTGAACAAATCATGGAAATAAAGGATCGAATTCGAGAAATCGATGAAAATGTGAAGGAATTACGTTCCAAAAAGAACAATTATTTTTTGGACAATTCCAAGTTTATTTTTGAATATTTTGAAAACAAAAAAAACATTAACAATACAGAGGAGAACAGTAAATTATCCACATCTAAAAATCAAATGTTGTTCAATCTGTTTAAAGTAAAACCCACAACAGATAACAAAGATGCCAGCCAAACTGAAATAAAAAACAAGAACATTGTTCAAAAGTATTTGAGTAACATTGATGAGACTTTTTTAGATATGTCCTCTTTTATTCGTACAACCGATATTTGTCAGAATTGCTTTAAGGGTGAGCTGATTCCATTGGAAGATGAGGGTGTTCTTATTTGTAACCTTTGCGCTGTAAATGTGCCATTTTTAATTGAAAATGAGAAGCCAAGTTACAAGGAACCTCCCAAAGAGGTGTGTTTTTACGCTTATAAGAAGATTAACCATTTTAAGGAAATTTTGGCGCAATTTCAAGGCAAGGAAACTACACAAATTCCAGATGAGGTTATTGACCAGATTCAACAACAAATAAAAAAAGAGAGAATTGGTCTAGAACAACTAACACATTATAAAACAAAAGATATTCTAAAGAAGCTTGGCTTTAATAAATATTATGAACATATCGCATTTATTAAAAATAAATTGGGTATTAAACCGCCGGTATTTAGTCCGGAATTGGAAGATACATTGTGTAATCTGTTTATGGAAATTCAAGCACCCTATGCGAAAACATGTCCGGATTATCGTGTTAATTTTTTGAATTATTACTACGTTTTGTTTAAATTTTGTGAACTTTTAGAAGAGAATGATTTCTTACACGACATTCCATTGCTAAAAGACCGTGAAAAATTGATAGAGCAAGATGAAACATGGAAGAAAATGTGCGTGGAATTGGATTGGGAATTTATTCCGACTGTATAAGGAATTTATTCCTTTAAGCTACAAACTACTGTGACTCTTTACCGTTAGTTTCGCTTGTTGTAAATCCTTTACCGCCTCTTTTGTTATATTTTCTAGATTTCTTGGAATTTGTTCTTGTTTTTCTAGATTTCTTGGATTTCTTGGAATTTGTTCTTGTTTTTCTAGTTTTCTTAGATTTCTTGGAATTTGTTCTTGTTTTTCTAGATTTCTTAGATTTCTTGGAATTTGTTCTTGTTTTCTTAAGTTTTTTACCGCCTCTCTCTAAAAGAAAATCCGCATTTAAATCCATTGGTGTCACGTGTGAATCATCTTCGTTAGTCTGTATACTTCTGGGAGTCTGTACACTTCTGGGAGTAGACATCCAACTTTGAGGCGAATATTGTGTTATTGGTGCTTGAGGAGATAGTGGAACTTCATTTACACCAGTAGGAGATGGTTCATTGCCTCTCAATGCTCCTTCGGATATTTGTGACATTACTGGTGATTCATTCATAATATATTATAATTGGATTAAAATATATTATTTGTTAGTATATATTGGTACAAGGTGTCAAATATCAAACAATTTTAAAGTCCCATCGGCCAGCCGACAAGCGATGCTCCAATACCAAAACCCGCGCCAGATCGGCTGCTTACACCCATAGCCGGGATATAAGTATCAAGGATAGCAAACGTAGCAGCAGCAGTTAAAGCAAGAAGAGCGATTTCCTCAAGATTCAACGAGCGCTTAGGAATAGCAAACGCAGCAATTGCGACCATTAAGCCTTCAATTAAATACTTGATAATGCGCTTAATGAGTTCTCCGACATTAAACATACCCATCATTATATAAATTAATAAGAAAAAAATAATATTTTAAATATTTGTATGAATTAAAACTTAAAACCAATAGTTTACTAAATGTATAAATGTCAAAGACTGCGTCAAAAAAGGTTCCGTTTGAGAGAAAGGAGAAGAAAGATGGTACCCCCAATCCTAAATATGTTGATTTGTTGGAAGTAGATAAGCCTATTGCCGGGCAATCATTCGGCTGCTTTTCTTTTATTTCACCGGATAACATTCTGAAACAGCGAGAAAAGTTTTTCTTTGAGGAATTCCTAAAGAAGTGGGAACTCAATAAGTCCATGGAAAAGTTTCATCAATTTCTCAATTTCATTTCCTATAAATACAAGCTTCAATTTGAAGAAGTGATGAAGGATTTTGAAGAATTCGTAAAGGAAGAGCGCGAAGCAATTGTTAATTCATCCATTGAAGACGATTACAAGACTTTCTTGGATAAGGAAGAGGAGGAGTTGGAGAAGAAGTTCAATGTCAAGTTCAATTTCCAGACTTCAGTGCGCGGCTTCAAGGCTCGCGGCAACTTTGCTTCACAAGAAGAGGCTGAGTTGCGAGCGCGTTTGTTGCGCGAAATGGATCCAAGTTTTGATGTGTTTGTTGGACCGGTGGGCACATGGCTGCCTTGGGAACCCGAGGCTTACAAAACGGGTCGTGTGGAATACTTGGAGGAGGAGCTAAATCAATTGGCCCAAGAAAAGAAGAAGAATGAGTCTGCTGCGAAGAGCGCATTTGAAGCGCGCGTCAAGGAAACCAAGCAAAAAGCAATTGAACAGAATAGAAAGAATGCTGAAACATATGGTAATGTAATTACCCAAGATATTGACGCAGATGGTAACCTAGTTGGCGTGGGTCATAACACTACCGAGAGTACGTTCAGTCATAAGGAATCGGAAGCAATTTCGGTTGCGGACATTCGTAGCGAGCTATTTGAGGGTGACAATATTGTGACTGGAAAGACGGACAATGGTCGTTCCCAATTGAAGTCCGGACCTTTCGCGGTAAGTAAGTAATTTTAAAAATAGGCAAATGTATAAATGCCTATTAGTTTTATGATAAATTATAATATAACAAAATTATATTATAATCGCTAGTAACTTCTTGTTATTTCACGCGGATGGTTTGCTATTGCTGAATCTTTACTACATTGTTACACAAGTGTAACAAATGATTAGAACTTTCTGTAATGCTTTATAGGCATTAGCGCAGCATCATTGTCGCCATTTTTTGTCGTATCGATATAAGAATATGTTATCTTGCTTGTTTTTACTATTGGTTGTACTGGTTGTGGTACTGGTTGTGGTACTGGTGGTTGTACTGGTGGTATTGGTAGTACTGTTCTAGTAATCGTCGGTTTATAATGATACAGTGAAATGATTTGGTTCACCAATTCACTGCGCTGAATATCTGCTTTGTCTAAATTTATTAGCGCAATGTTTTTTGTTAGTGTATTATCCAATGTTCTGTATTTTTGAATGAAATCCTTGAGTCCATTGTGCTCCAACTTGTCACTCTGTTCTAAATCACCAGTGACTACCATGCGACTATTTATACCTATTCTTGTAAGCAACATATACATCTGATTGGGACTACTGTTTTGCATCTCGTCAGCAATAATAAAGGCATGTTTAAAGGTTCGACCACGCATGAATCCTAGCGGTGAAATTTCGATTTGCCCATTTAAAACCATGTTGGCTACTTGTGCTTTTGAATAATATTCTTCGAAAATATCAAAAATGGGTCTCGTCCACGGGTCCATCTTCTTCGCTAGGGTTCCGGGCAAAAATCCGATATCCTCTTCCACTGGAACAACGGGTCTTGTTATAATAATCTTGTCGATTTTCCCCTCCTTAAAATAATTAATAGCGGCATTACATGCGAGCAACGTCTTACCGGTTCCAGCGGGTCCAACCACTACCGTAATACTGTCATTCTTGTTAGTTAATGCGTTTACATAGGCCTTTTGATTGATAGTTTTGGGTGTATACATTAATTGTAAACCCAATTTAGACTCTTGTTTCATAAATAAGTTCATTCTTGTAGTATGCGCTCCGCGAAAAGGCGTAAAAGCAAACGTTCTGGAACCTAACAAAATCGCGACAGTTAAATATTGAATGAACTTCATATACCAGATAATATGAAGTTAATTTTAAATAGTAGTTTTATATTTATTATTGTAAAGAATTAGTATTTATAAAAGGTTTTCATTTTGAATGATATTCCTTCAAAAAAAAACTGTTACATATTCCGCTTCTACCATTTACTCTTTTTCACAGCGATTTTGGGTCCTTGGCCGCGTTTCTTCACATTATTAGGGTCATATTGCTCCTCATCATCGTCGTCATTGATTTGTTTGGACAATTCCCAGAATTCTTTTGAACCTAATCTGAAGTCGTTATGTGCGTCGGCTTTGTACCAAAACACTTGGTCTTGTAATTTGTTCGATTTCGCATTATTATTGATAACTAGACACTCATAATTCTCTGTACATTGATCCATCACTTGACAGAACGATTCCAGTGTGGGAAACATACCAGCATAATTTTCATAAATACGTTTTCGATTGGCGATATAAGGTTCTCTCAAAATGAATACATAATCAATGTTAGTTCTCAGCGTTGGTGGTATGCCTAAGGGATATTGCATTGTGATGAGTAACATGACCTTCCAATGTCTACCGTTCATGAAAAGAAGACGCATCATTTTATCACGTGCCCACGTGTTATCATATAAACAATCATCTAAAATAACGAATGTGCGGGGGTCAATAGTACTTCTATTAAATTGCTCCATTTCCTTTTTGATTTGTTTTAATACACCGCGTTGACGTTTCAATATATTTTCAATAATGGCCGTATTGTATTCGTTATGAATGAACAATTTCGGCACTAATTTGCCGTAAAATCCGTTACCTTCTTCGGTACCGGATATAACAGTCCCAATTGGAATATCTTGATGATAATATAAAACGTCCCTAACCAAATAAGATTTACCGGTGTCACGACGACCAATCAAAACAACAACCGGGCCCTTAGATTCATTAGCCTTGAAACTGATACTCTTCATATCAAACTTTTTTAACTCTAAATTCATGAATATATTATACTATACCATAAATTTATTTTATTTATTCTAAACGAATCCATTATCTATGAAAATATCTATAAATACATATGGTATACAAACAAGTGAAACAAATGAAAACTGGTATTACAATACCGATCATTGAAGCTAGTACCATGGTTACTAAAAATATATTAATTTATAAATATTAATGTATTTTACTTTCAATTTTATAATAAACTAACAAATATGTATCCGGATTAAACGATTTTAGAAAAAATGAGTTAAATACAATTATTATTAATATTTTTATTAGCTAATGACTATTACGGTGAACTATCAAAAACGTAAGAACTTCAATTTGTTTAACAAGTTTCAAACTAACAAAAATATTAATTTAGAAAAAGCCCAAAACTATATTCCTATTTATGAACGTTTTTTTACTCTAAACAACAACAATTACAATTCTATTAATTTAAACCATGCGTGGTCTATAACAGATATTAAGGATAGCAAAAATAAGGATGATGATTTAGAACATGTGTTTACATGTAAAATTCGACACATAAGCGATAAAGACGACACGCTAACTACAAGTAAATCGGTTTTTATAAAGATGGCACCACTGTTAGACCCATTTAAATATTTAGTTGGTAAATATAACCATAATGATAGTAGTTTGTTCAATTTACCGTCCATAGACAAAGCACATAAGGTACATCCTAAAGTAGAAGATCCTAATAATTCGTCTTTTATAGACGGATTCTTTTCATTTTTAACTAGTAAATTATTACACAGCCACAATTTTATTCATGGTCTGGATTATTATGGTTCTTTTTTAGCTATCAAAAAAGATTTCAAAATCGATGTTTTCGATGATATTGATTATTTGGTACAATCAGAGTTTTTCAATAAGCAACAAAATATATTATTTCACATAGAAGATTATACACATCTAATTACTAGTTCCGATAAATCTCCCAAAACGTTTAAACCGTTAAACATTGCCGGTAGTTTAAATGCTCATGCGTTATCGGCAAAATCATTAGATGAAAGCATTTTTGAAAGTATTTTTGAAAATATTTCGGATGTAAATGTAGTGTCATTGGACGATATTAAAAATAATTCAGAATTGGTTGATATTACAAATTCAAGCGAATTTTTGATTGATGAACAAAAAAAATCTAAATCATTAAAATCGGATTCATCATGTTCTTCTAGAACATCTTATACAAACGACAATGATGTTAGTGATTCGGATGCGAATTCTGATGATGGTTTTGAAGGGTTAACTAAAACATCCAGTAAGCATTCTGGTTCCGAAATAGATGACGATGAAACAGAATCTGATATAGAGGAAGAGAATCTCATGGTTACTATTCCACAATTTCCGGTTCAAGTGATATGTATGGAAAAGTGTGAAGATACATTGGATAATTTAATTATTGATGAAGAATTGAATGAAGCAGCATGGTTTTCGGCATTAATGCAAATAATAATGATTTTAATAACATATCAAAAGACTTTTTCCTTTACACATAATGATCTACATACTAACAATATTATGTATGTTCCAACAAATCATAAATTTATTTATTATACGTATAAAAAGAATACATATAAGGTTCCTACCTATGGCCGCTTATATAAAATCATTGATTTTGGAAGAGCCATATACAAATTAAATGGTAAATTGTTTTGTAGTGATAGTTTTCAAACCGGGGGTGATGCCGCAACGCAATATAATACCGAACCGTATTTTAACGATAAAAAACCGCGTTTAGAACCTAATTTTAGTTTTGACCTTTGTAGATTGGCGTGCTCAATATTTGATTATGTAGTGGAGGATTTCGAAAATATCAAAAGTTTGGAATCATCTTCGCCCTTAGTAAAACTAATCATAGAATGGTGTTTGGATGATAATGGTGTAAATGTTTTATACAAGAACAACGGTATGGAGCGCTATCCCGATTTTAAGCTGTATAAAATGATAGCAAGATTGGTTCACAATCACACGCCTACTAATCAATTGGAACGTCCCGAGTTTAGCAAATTCCTAATACCGAGTAAAAATATACCGAAAAATGAATTGCTTATAAATATTGATGATTATCCAAGTTACTGTTAATAAAGTTAAGATTAAAATATAGGATCAAAATATTGGATCAAAATATATTATTATTATATATAAATAATATAATAATATGACAAATTATGGGTTTATAATCACACGTCATGTTAATTCAGAAAAAACGAATCGTTATTGGAATCAATGTGTTAAATTAATCAGAGCTACTTATCCTTTAAGACGAATTGTAATTATAGATGATAATAGTAATTATCGATATGTAAAGCCAGATTTTTTATATAAAAATCTGATAATTATTCAATCAGAATATCCAAAACGAGGAGAGCTGCTTCCATATATATACTACTTGCGTTACAAATGGTGGCCGAATGCTGTTATCATCCACGACAGTCTATTTATTCATCGACGAGTAAATTTCGAAAATTTTAATGTGCCAGTTTTACCACTTTGGCACCATGTATATGACAAAGAAAATGTTAATAATATTGCGCGTATTGCTTCAGCCTTAAACAATAATACAAAACTTATTAATAAAATAGTAGATCCATCTGTAAATGTTTTAGGTATGAATCGTCTGAATAATTTTAACCTATGTTTTGGAGGTCAGACATTTATTAATTTAAAATTTTTAGAAATGCTGCAACAAAAATACAATATAAAAAATTTAGTAAATGTCATTCATAATCGAACAGATAGATGCTCATTAGAACGTGTCTTAGGATTACTATTCTGTGAAGAATATCCTAGATTAAAACGTTTGCGTTCATTATTTGGAGATATTATGTCACAACGACGAGCCTTTAACTACAATTATGATGAATATATGCATGATTTTAAACATAACAAAGCGATTCATCGTTTTGTAAAAGTATGGACTGGACGCTAAGATTGTTAGAAAGGTGGGTTATCTGTAAAGACGAGTGGGTTACCAGCCGAATTTACAGCTTCATGGATAATGGGGTTAAGTTGGTCAATAATAAAATATCCTAAAACAACGCTAACATAACACAATAATGTATCGCGAATCAATATTTTAAGCGGTTTGGCTTCATCATCAATATATCTCATTTCTAAAAATTTTGCTACAAAAAAGATTACTGATACAATAGCAGCTGCTAAAAATATATTGGCCATAATACAATATATTTTTACATTTCTATTTTACTGTTAACGCATTATGTTAAAATCTCAATTTCATCTAATAAAATATTGGGTTCCAACTTGACCGATGGAGGATTAATAACATGAATATCTAAACCATCTAAAGAAATGTCATCATTGGATATTAGCAATTTTTCATTTTCATTTTCCTCTTCTTCCTCCTTCTTCCTCTCAAAATTTCTGCGAGCACTAATCTCTTCCAAGCGTTCAATTGTTTTGGGAGCACTAACATGTTCCTCTTCTCCAGATTTACTAACAAGTGTATCAACATCATTGAATTTTAAACTAACGTTTCCATCATTTCCCTCAAAAATAGCGGTGGTTTCAGTATTATCTTTTGGTAAATCTGCCGGTTTATCAATAATTTGTTCTTTAATTTCCTCTACAACATCTTCTTCCACTGTTTCGTCCATATAAGCCCTCAAAATACTTTCTACCGGAATACTGTCTCGTACCGCGTTTAATATACACTCTTGAACAATGATTTCCAGTTCTCGGTTATGTTTTTGAATTTGAAGTGGATTTGCATTGATTTCAAAAAGGTAAACGTTTTTATACACCTTTCTAGCAACATTAATATACACTTTATGAATAAAATCATCTAATTTAGGTATGTTAATATCGATTTTTTTCTGATTTTTACCAACTCGCATAGCTGTTAAAAGTTTCAATTGAATAATATGAATACATGTAACCAATTCTTCTAAATATGCGCAACCACTTCGTTCAACAATGCGTTTACGTTCTGTTTCAATAATATTGGGATTCCATTTTGGAATCCTCGTAATGAAATTTTGGAATGTCATCAAATATTTGTCGAGTTCATTATTGTCCTTACACAACTTATATGACTCGTCAAATATAGATTTAAAACCCTCACTAACAAGTGGTGTTAAAATGGTTAACAAACGAGCACCCCATTCGTTCTTTGATTCGTGTAGTGAACTAACATTAAAATCATCCATAATGTAAATGAATGTTATTTTTTCGCATTTTTAACTCATTTTGGCTAAAAGTGGTTGGTGGTGAAATATAATATATTGTTTTATATTTAAAGCCCTTTAAGTACCTTTTATAATATATTATTTAAGCCGCCCATTGATATATAAATAATCATATCCATTATGATCTACACCTAAACCTAAAAACTCGTAATTATTATTATTTAAATGATTTAATACTTTTTCTTTATTTTCTCCCAAGTGAAGATGCTCAAACGACAAATATTTTAATTTTAATTTATCAAAATTAATATCTAATAGTATTTCAGCATCAATCCCCTCTATATCCAATGCTAATAATTCAATTTCTTCTGTAGTAACTTCATTAATAAAATTATCTAAATTTTTAACTGGAATAATAAATTTTTCTAATTCACAATTTTCACCATAATGCTTTTGTACATGATTTTTATTTATGGATGCTACTTGATAATTAGGTCCATCCAATGGACAATAATACAAATCTATAGTATCATTTTTATATTCTTTTTGAACAATTCCTATTTCAAATATAATACTTTGAGGATAATCTTTCCAGCATTCTTTTAATAATGGAATATTTAATGGATTTGGTTCAACTAAAATAATTTGGTTTATATGTTCTCTTGGTAATTTTTTTATAAAATCTGTAAATCCATCTCTATAATTTGCTCTTTTATCTAAATCACCAGCTCCTGCTCCGATTTGAATAAAAACACCGCTCCCATTGTTAGTATTATATAATTCCATTTATGATACTAACAAAATAGTTATTATATTGTTTAATTTAATAATATAATATCGAAGATTTCAATGTAAAATCATCATCACAATTATTATTTCTGTGATTACATCATAAAAGGTAACAAAAATAACGATACTATTTTGATGCCATTTTTCAGTAACAACTATTTTCCAAAAGTCCAAAAGGGAAATCGATTTTGGACATTTTTAAAATGTCCAGAATAGGAATTCTAAAAAAAGTTTTGAAAAAGAGGGTAAAAAATAGGGTTTCTTACCATAATGGTGTCAAACGCAGAAATAATACCGCAATGTTTGTTACGATAAATATTTTGTAAAAAATGACAAAAAATAATTTAGCAACTTTTCTGTTAACTAATTTGTTAACAAATATTAACAAATGTTAACAGAAAGTTGCGAAAAAGTTGCGCACGTTTTTTACTGTAATTTTTGTGACTATAATACGTCACGAAAAAGTAGTTATGAAAAACACATATCGTCAGAGAAACATTCAGTTAACACAGTTAACACAAAAGTTGCGAAAAGTTGCGAAACCATATTTTTTTGTAATTATTGTAATAAACACTACAAATCTCGAGTGGGATTATGGAAACATCACAAAATATGTGGGAAAATGGTTTTTACCGAGCCAGAAAATAAACCAAAAGTGCCCCAATTAACGACTGAGTTGGTGATACAATTGATTGAACAAAATAAAGAATTACAGCAAGCACTTATGGAACAAAATAAAACAATTATGGAATTGGCACAAAAATCCGGCAATAATTATTGTAATAACAATAATAAAACATTTAATTTACAAGTATTTTTGAATGAAACATGTAAGGACGCTATTAATTTGTCTGATTTTGTCAATCAAATACAAGTATCGATTGATGATTTGGAAGCAACCGGTAATTTAGGCTATGCTGAGGGTATTAGTAAAGTATTTATTAATAATTTAAAGGGAATTGATTACACACATCGGCCCATACATTGTAGCGACTTTAAACGCGAAGTATTATATATTAAAGACGAAAACAAATGGACGAAAGATGATGAAAATAATAGTAATTTGACAAAGGCAATTAAACAAGTAGCGAGTAAAAATATAAAACAAATTAGTGAGTGGCAAAAATTACATCCGGAATATTGCGACCCGGAGTCGAAACAAAACGACAAATATATGCAAATAGTCTTACATTCCATGTCGGGTTCAACAAAAGAAGAAGCCAATAAAAATTACGAAAAAATTGTTAAAAACATAGCAAAGGAAACAATAATATCAAAATAGAATATCAAAATAGAACATTATTTTATACATTTTTACTAATTATAAACTAACAATCAAATCATTTGTTAGTTTATAATAACATCAATTATATGAGAATGTTAATTTCTATATAAACGAAACATTCTCCAAACTAGTTTCTTTATCTAAAAATACAAAATTAATAATAAATAGCAGCAATAACTTTTCGTTTCTGAATTCTTTCCTTACCTTATTGAACGCTATCAATAATTCATAACGTTTCTCCATTGTTAGAACAAAAAAACCATTTTCTAATAATTTAATGACATCCAACGCACTATATGCCTTCTCATACAATTTAGTAACAAACCCAATTAACTCTGTATCTGATATTGTTTGTTCTACCAATGTTTTTTGAATCTCTTTTTTTAACCAATCATTTCTTAGAGTTTTTACACTTGTTAGTTTAAATGTTTTTTCAAGATTATATTGGTATAAATTAATCGGCTTCCCTTTATGTTCTGGTTCAGCTATATATATCTCACAAAAACGTGATAAAATTGGTCTTAGTAATTTACTTTTATCTTCCACTATAATGAAGAAACGTGTATTGTGACTAAACAACTCGATACAACGTCTTAGAGCAGATTGAGCATCCATTGTTAGTTTATCTCCATTTAACAATATAATACTCTTGAATGTATCGCCACCATTCGAATTAATATGCGTTTTAGCAAAGAACTTTAGTTCCTCCCTAATGAATTTTATACCTTTACCATGCGCACAATTTACATACATTACGAAATCTTTCATCTTTCCCTTATTATTATCGTAGATAAGTGATATGAAATCATTTACAATCGTGCTTTTACCCGAACCACTAGGACCATTAAATATAATATTGGGTATTTTTTTAATTTCATAAAAGTATTTTAACTTATCCTTTATATTTTGATGAATTTCTAATGACATCTACCTAATATTAGATTACTGTTTTTATATTTTATTTATACGTATTTATATTTATGTCGTTCTTTTTATAATGTAGTTGTATAACGAACTATAAAACAAATCATACGACAAATTTGCGGCTAACTTAGTCGCGTCCATTGTTACAGAGCAG